AATAACTAAGAAGGCTGCAGCTACTGCACAAAAAAGAGTTGCAAAGAGTCTTAGTAATAAACCAAAAGTTGAGAAACCAGAAGTAGTAAGAGACAACACTGGTCTTGAAGCTAAACTTAACGATCCTAGACCTTTAGGTTACGGGAATACTTTAGTTCCACAAACTGAACGTGGAGAAACCGGTTTAGATCCTAGAGATGTAGCCGCCGATGCTGCAGAGGTTGCAACCGTTAAAAAACTTGAAGCAGAACCACCTACAGTAAACCCAACCCTTACTGCACTTGTACAGGGACGACGTAGACAACAAAAAGTTGCTGAAAGCTCTAGAGTAGTTCCTCTTGAAGAAGCTGTTGCTGGAGTTGAAGCACAAGCTAATCGAGGAGATTTTCCAGAACCTACCCCAGGTCAAGAACGCATTCAAGAAAGCCAACGTGGTGGAAATACGGGCACAGGCAATATTGATTACAGGTTTTTACCTGCAACCCCACCAGAACAAAAGCCAGCAACTCCTGGTTTAATTGGAAAATTTACTGCACGTGCAGGGCGCGGAGCTAATCTACAAAACCCTCCCCTAGCTGTAAGTCAAGGAGAAGGTCAAACTAACGTAATTAACTCTACTGCACGTCGTCTTGCAAAAGGATCACTAATTGATAACGGTGTTGAGCCTACAGATGAGAATGTTACTTCAGAGTTAGTTAACAACACCTCGCACGAACAAAAAGCAAGAGTTATGGCTTACACAGGTCTTTCTCACGATGACATTCTTAATTACATGGGTAAAAATGAACGCGAAGGAAGAACCCGTTTGGGTACCCTTCACGAAACTGTTATGCAGTTCCACCGTTCTCGTCAAAAACATGACGTAACACGTGAGATGGGACTTGTACGCAACAATGATGGCTCTTTCACAGCTACTCCAGATGCAGACAATCAATATTGGCAACATCCAACTGAAACCGTAAAAGTAAACGGATTAGATGTCAAAAAAACCTATCGAGTTTCTGACATGCACCCGGACATGGTAAAAGAATTAACGCATCCATCCGGATGGGGCGGACACAGTGGAAATGCAGACTTTGAAGGTGTAACCGGATCCGCTGCTTCTGGAACTGCTTCTCCAGTAATTAACCGTTTTGGTCACGTTAAGTCAGGCCCAAGAAATGCAGAAACTTGGAGGTTCCAAGCTCCACCTCCGGGTTGGGGAGAAGATTCTTCTATTGAAGGTATTAAATCTGATCACATTACAATGCTTGGAAGTGGCATTACCCCAAACGTTATAAATCTTGTAGAACGAGTTCGTCAAGGATATAAAGGCTCTGTTGATTTAGGTACTGCCGAAAAACCAAAGAGGTCTAGTGGCGAATTAACTATTAGTAAAGAAAACGATGATGAAATTGAAACTGAAGGCGATCGCAGCAGAAAACGTCGTTTATTCCGATCAGTAACACGAGGAGCCCCTAAAGAAGGTCCAGTAGGTGGCATGTTCTATACCTCTCCAGAAGGTTTTAGAGTAGATGCTGAAGGTGTTGCTAAAAGAGGGCAGGCTCAAGGGGTTAATATTCCTTCTACAAGCGTGCCTGGTCCAGGATTTACTAACGAAACTGAATACGTAGAAGAAAAGTTTAAGAAGCCTAGAAAGAAAAAAGAAAAAGGCGCAATTGTTGGACTAAAGGGTGAAGGCATACCTGCAGGCTTTGATGATGCCAATAACCCAGTACCACTACCTCCTCGTGCAGGACGTCGTGGCGGCACTACCGTAATCGTTGACCCAGAAACTGGAAAGCGATCACAAAGACGTGCTGTGCTAGTAAGACAAACAGGTTTACAAACTTCTATGAGGTCTGCTGCAGAATCTTCTGCAGAAGTACTTGTTGGACAAAATGAAGTTGCTGAAGAAATTTTAAAGGGAAATAGAAGTCAACAATTTAGCCAATTAATTCAACCACCAGCACCCGCTGGAAGAGCATTTATGGGCCCAGAAAAACGTGCAAAACAAGATGTACTTGATTTTGGAACTACTGATTTTTCATTGGGTGAAACTAAACGTAAAGTGCCCGATTTAGTAAGACAAATAGTAGAGGGACCAATTACTAGAACGCAATATAACTTAGAACAAGCGGCTACTGGTGGTACTGGGTATTATGAAAAGTATATTGGAAATTCTGATAAAAAAGAACTAGTGGAAGAGCCAATAGCACAATCAAGTAGCGCAACAATTAAACGTAGTATTGCAGACCCTACATATGGAAAAGTAACATATATGCCGGAAATGCCTGAGAGAGAAAAAGAAGAAAATAAAGTTTCTACTGAGGCTATTGGTCAAAAAGAATTTAAACAAATTACTGCTAGACAAAGACTAGAAGACGAGGCAGACGCCGCTGTCAAAGCAGCTAGAGCAAAAGCTGATGAGTCAAGAGCTCCACTTCCTGGACAATACATGTTTAATTTCCAAGATCCTGCAAAACCTGGCGCTATGATTAGTCGTCAGTTACTTGGGGGAACTATTCGTCCTCTAACAGATGCAGAAGCCTCTGTTGAACAGAGCGGTTGGAATACCGTTCGTGGTATGAACCCACGAGGTATTAAAGATCGTCCTACTCAACAAACCCCACCTAGTTCTGGTACCGCACCTCAGGTTAATAAAGGTGAAAGACTGGTTCGTAGTGGAGATGTTGAAACTGGTCAAGAAGGTATTGCAGTTGTAGGTAGTGATAAAAAAACTGGAGACACCGCTGTACGACGACTTAAGGGGCCTAAAGAATCTGTTCGTAACGAAAGAAATGCTGGCAAGAAGAGAAGCTGATGAACAGAAAGTCAAGCTTTAAACAAAAAGCTTCGAAGCCCTCGGTTTTTAAGTCTTTACGGAATAATGCTAGGGAAGCCGCTGAATACATCAGCGGTATTCCTTATACCCCAAAATACGACAAAGATATTGAGGTTCGTACTCCAGGCCGAGGCATGAATGGCGAATCGAGCAATTAATGCCACGTGGAAAAAGAAAACCTACTTATTACGGTACTAGAGCTTTACGGCAGGTAATCGTAGATAGAACTTCTAAAGAAGCTAGACCTTGGAACCATAAAGGTGTAGTAGACGCCTCTATTACTCATGGGGTTTCTTTTGGAAGTTACAAAGAAGTAGCTAGATTTGAAAATATGCTTGAAGGTCGTGGAGATCTGGAAGCAAAAGACAGACATACCTGCGGATCATGCGATAAACTCGTTGGGTTCGCAAAAAACCCGTCAGACAAATTCTTATGCACTTGTGGAGAAAACAATGGCTAAAACAGCAGCTTGGCAACGTAAAGAAGGTCAGAACCCAGAAGGAGGCCTAAATGCTAAAGGTCGTGCTTCTGCTAAAGCACAAGGACATAATTTAAAACCACCGGTATCAGCTAAGCAAGCAAAAAAGTCTAAAAAAGCAGCGGCACGCCGCAAATCTTTCTGTGCTCGTATGGGTGGTATGCCTGGTCCTATGAAAGATGCTAAAGGACGACCAACTCGTAAGGCATTGGCCTTACGTAAATGGGATTGCTAATGTGCGAGCACGTCTATAAAGATATGGGTGCAGATATTTGCCCAAAGTGCGGAAAAGACACTCATCGCACAAACTGGGAATACCAGCATCAACTTCACAGAGATTGGATTGCAAGCGGTAAAGCGGAATTACAAGGATGGTGGTCAATATGAGTTCTGGCAAGTACAAAACTAAGCATCCATTTAATAAAACTCAAATTAAAGATGGCTGGGTTGTGCGCTTACGTAAAAACGGCACTATAGCCGCTAAGCTTGAAAAATACCCTAGAGAGAAAAAACATGGCCACTAAGAAAAAAGTCGTAGCTAAGGGTAAAGAGTACGAAGGCTCTAAACAAAACGGTGGTCGCAAGATTATCGTAGAGCACTACAAAGATTCAAAAGGTCATTGGCGTACTACTTCCCACAATGCTGCTCGCTACAAGTACCAAAAGAAACACGGCAAACTTTCTAGAGATACTGACGTAGATCACAAGAATAATAACCACGATGATGATCGTGATGGAAATTTAAGGCCGTTAAGACACGGCAAGAATACTGCTAAAGAGAATAAACGTAGAGCAAGAAAAAAGGCCCGGTAACCCGGGCCCTTTTCTATTGTTGCGGGAATTTATCCAGCCATTGTTCAATTTTAGGTTCTGAAGAACTGCCATCATAGGCGTTGGGACCATATCCCCAAGAACCCCAGTTAGTGCCTTTAGCCGTCATATAGAAGGCTGCTTTAGCGTTTTCTACTGGATCGAATAGCTCAGTATTCTTTTTTATGCCGAATTTTTTTCTGCGGTCTTCTCCCAAAGAACCAAGCATATTAATCTGGAATATCCCATAAGAATCGTCTCCCGTAGAGATATTGTCATTGTGCGCCTTTGGTCGTCCATTAGACTCTTTTTTAGCTACGGCCCAAGCTATCTTAAGAGCTTTTCCCTCAAACCCAACTAAAGACAATACCTCAACAAGCTCTTTGTCTGAGAGCTCTTTAGCGTTTCTGTATTTATCTAGTGGATCTACAGTAGTAGCTACTGTCACTGTAGCCCCATCTGTTTGGTTTGCTAATGCTGCAGGTATACCTGCTAGCAGCAATGCTGCTATCCAAGGTGCTATATAGCGGTGTTTTTCATGTTTCTGCACTCGTTCTCCTAGGCTAGAGAGCCAGTCCTAACTTCGTATACCTGTCACCTATACTAAGCAACTTGGCCTCTTTCTGCCAAGTTCGGTCTGCAACCCTTTTGTTACGGAGGTGC